CGTATAGGTGGGAGACCCACCAGTGCTACCCCACGGAGTAAACGTGCCACTCGGTGTAACTACGCTTGTAATTGTTTGGGCTCGCTTAAAGTCAGTATCAAGTCCCAAAGACAAAGTGATGCCACGTTTGGTACGCATTAACGGACGGATATCCTTAAATGCTTTGTAGTTGCCACGGGAATTGTAAAAGCTAAAAGCAGACCTGCCAGCAAAAGCAATGCTTTGACTTGTGGTGGAGGTAATGGCATCAGCTTGACCTGTTTCGCCTTTCCACACGATGCCTAAAGAAGAACAATAAAAAGGTAAGTCTTGAAATATACAGCTAGACAAAGCGTGGTTATCGTCAAAAAGCTGAAAGACCGTCCAGCCTTTTGTATCAATACTGTAAACTAGAAACTTACAACCACTGCCACTGACTGGCACAGAAATATAAATACGTCGGCCTTGTGGCCAAAAGAAGCCAGTCCATTCATGGTCAAATGGAGTAGTAAGAGCATAATCCGTAATGAGAGGATTGATTTTAGCACTTACAATATTTAATGCCGCTTCTGGATCCGATTGTAACAACCCTGACAGTGGCACTAATCCTTGGGCAGTAATTACCCAAACATCATTGTTGTAGCGAATAAATGCTCGATATCCAAGTGGCTTGCCTATGTAGTATCGTGCAGTGAGACCCCACGTAGACGGGTCTCCAGCATAGTTACCGCTATAAAAAACTACTTCGCCTTCTGAGCTACAAGCATAAAAGTAATCTTGTGCTGCTACATTGTTAGTTTGGCTAAAACTACCAATACCGACGAGAAAACCACCACGATTAAATACATACTGAAAATCAAATGATGTAAGAGCTGGCGTTGCTGCTGTTCCAGTGACCTGTAATCCACCATACCAAACCTTTGAACTACTAGCCTGAACAAAATACAATCGTTCTTTGTGAGCCGTAACGTTTATCAAAGTCGTTAAAGTCGGCCCGGTGAATGTAATCGCACTGACATTGCCAGTGCCGGTATAGACAAGTGGCGTGTCTACTCCGTTGCACAAATACAGATTATTTGCATATGTAACCGACTGCCAATCACCACTCGTAATAACAGCAGCTCCGGTAATATCCGATACAGTACCAGAGGAATTGATTGAATAAAGTTTAGAAGCTGTGCCTACGATTAGTTGACTACTTCCATTGGCTAAATTCAAAGACTGAGCAAACTTAATTGCTGCTGATGATAATGTATCTGCAAATTGAGTGTATCCAAGCCTTACTGTCGGCGCACCAGCTCCAGGAAATACGTTTACAAGTTCCAGTGCATAAGCTGGATCCATGTTGTCTATTGGACTTACTAGATCCAACCCACCATATGGTGGTGACATTGTATAGCCTTCAAAAGCCATTATTATCCTTGTCGGCTCTGATACATTGACGGATTAAACTGCGGCGCTGGTTGCATTTGTTGTGCTTGCTGTGCTTGCTGCAATTGATTTATGTATTGCTGGATCTGCTCGCCAGACATCCTAGACAGCTGGCTTAAGTCTAGCTGCTGTTGTTGTGGAGCACTCATACCTGGATTCTGCGGCATTTGAGCTGGTTGATTCATCCAAGGCTTTTGCATATCAAGTGGTGCCGGCCCTTTTGGTGTAAAGGAACTGCCAGTACCTTGAGCTATGCCAGCCATTGCATCACGCATAGAGTTTTCAAATCCAGGTGGTACTTGTCCAACTTGAGTTTGAGTCAAAGGTGGCGCCATCTGTGGTCTTGCTTGCGGCAAAGTTGCAGAGGGACGCTGTGAAGGTTGCGACATTGGCTGTTGCAAACTGCGTACAAGCTGACCCGATGGAGCACGATAAACACCAGGGCTTACACGCATAGCAGATGGTGGTGGTGACGTATATTTTCCAGTACGCTCATCAAAATTAGGCGACCCACCAGCGTATACTCGCTCACCAGTCTTCGGAATTTTTGTCATTGCGCCTTTAGCCATATTACTTTCCTTTCCCTGCTTTGTAATTCGCACTTAATGATTCCCTAACGGTCTTAGCTGGCCCTACATGGCCTTTATCGTTCATGTACATACCAGGGGAGACTCGTGCTACTTGACCCTTTGGTGGCCGTTGTACTGGCGCTATTGGCCCTTCTACGCCAACACCAGCTTGCTTAGCAAAAGTTGATTTACCAAGCATGGCTTGGATGTTGTTTAATACATCTTGCTCTGATTTAGCATTTGACGTGGCAGCGTTTACAAGCATTCCCGTGTACTGCTCGGGCTTAACACTTTTTGGCGCTTCTGCGTAAATGTTACGGATCATGGGGTCAATTTGACTTGTAGCAAACTTTGCAAGTGGATTACTAAAATCAACGTCCCATGCCTGACGAGTGGTTTTGCCGTCAATATTTTCGCCTACATTTTTGTAGCGAGTTTTGCCATCAAGTCCAATGTTAAACTTTGACCCATTTGCTAAGTTTACATGATACGTTTTATCAGCAACTCCAGTGTCTTTAAGGACTCCACGGAAATCATCACGCATCAGTTGCGCATCTGATTTGCCAGTGGTCATCATTTGACCAATGGATCGTTTCCCAAGTAATCGCAGTCCTATATTATAGGGTGCTGTATACGGAAACATATTTATAGCTTGATTTGTATAATCAGAACGATTTGCTCGACCTCGAACAATATCCTTCATTCCACCTTCCCAGATATTGTTTAATTGTAGAGCTGTTGCCACAACCGGCAATGCTACAGAACTAACAGAACTAGCTGCTGTTTCGCCTCCAACTTTAGTTGCTCCAACAATTTGTGGACTTGCAACTGGCGTGGCGACTGGAGTTGCAGCTGGGGTTGCAAGTTGTGGCGCAATGGCACTTGTGCCACTACCCAGAAGTTGATTTGTAAGATATGCAGCGCCAATTGTTCCTGCCAATGCTCCACCAGTTTGAGCAAGGCCAGCCGTCTGAGCTTGAGAAGCCCTATCCTTTGCTTGCTCTTGTGGAGTTTTTGGCGGACCAAATCGTTGTGTTACCATTTGAACTACCTGTTGTGGTGGCAGTCCTTGTGTGCGTAGGTAGGCAATGTACGCATTCGGGTCTTTATAAGTCAGCTCTGGATCGCTCTTAAATGTTGTTGGTCCTGCAATAGCCATTATATCCATGTTCCAAATACAGCGGTTCCACTTCTAGCAAAAAGTTCAGCACGAGTATGACCACCAGCATATATAATTTTGCCAGGGTTATCTCGGCTATACTCTTCATGTAATTGCGTTGGAAATTTTTGTTGAATAGTAGTCAGTCCATGTATCTCAGCAAAGCGCTCCAACACGCCTTGCTCAACTAACTTCTCGTTAAATACGCTTACATCCGTATCTGCTAAAAACGTGCTGTAAGCACCGTTATAGTAGTCCCAAGTTACACCGCCATCTGAAACTGATCCGCTTGTATGAGTCGGTGGGGTAGCTCCTGTGGTTCCTCCAGCGGTCGTAAAGTAATAGTTGCCGTTGTAGAAACAATAGGAATTGGTTGTGAAAAGTGTGCTGGTAGTCCAAGTTTTTGGCTTAACGCTTCTATCAGCGATATACTCAAATACAATAATGTTACCATTGTTATTAGCTCCAGGAGTCGGACTAATAAGTAGTTCAGTATTTGAAATGCCACGGATTTGCATTCTTTGATAGACCGTGGTGTTGAGTCCAAATCCTCTGATTTCACCATATTCTTGCTCACTCATTGGACCAAGAATGCGCCAACGTGTACTGCTATTCCAAAACGTCTCGTATTGATACCAAGAAAAAGCGGAGGGCAACGCATAACTGGCTTGCCCTCCGACCAACGTAATACTTCCAGACGCATAACATTTAGGCCAAGGATAAGCCTCGAATATGTCTCTGTTTATACGCTGCGTAATCGCCAACAATTGTTTTGTAGTAGTTTCAGAAGAAGTAGCTACGTTTGACTCGACTGTATAGCCGCACTCGTCTGCTACGTTTTGAACAATTGTTGCTAAGGACATTTATTCACCAATTAAATTTTGCAGTAAGGATTGCAAAAGAGATGGCCGTAGCTCCTCTTCTAGTTTCTTTTCTGCTTCTTGTTGATTGAATTCCTTGGCAATCTCAATGTATTTCGCCACGTCACTTACACCGTAAGGAGTGAACATTTGCTGCAACACCTCCTGTCCCGCCATCTGATATTTGTTAAGAGGCGTTTGAGTCCCGAAAAAGGCTCGGCCTTCGGCATCTTGTCGATAATACTTAATCAGATTGTTTAGTAGCTCGCTTTTCTGCACTGCATTTCTGCGAGCAACCTCTTCTTCTAACAACTTTTTGTATTCATCAAGTGATGCCATAATTTATCCTTTTCTCGGTCTGCCTCTTCGTTTCGGATCCTCAGTAACTTTCTCGGTGTCGAAAGGGCTTTCGACATCGTCAGATTCTTGGATCACCTCCTTTCTTACATTACGCAAATCAGTGCCTTCATTGGCCTCAACTCTCTGCATGAGTAGTTCCAGTTGGTGCTCAAGTTTTGCAGTACGCTTCTGCTCTCGCTCAAGTAATTGCCGCAGCCCAACAACGTCATTTTGTGACGAGTTTGCAGCATCCAACCAATCTTTCGCCATCTTTACAAACCGGAACAGTGGGCCAAGTTTAGATCGAAGGCTATCATTTGCCTCTGCCAACTGCTCGACTGTCTTGAATCCAATGTACTGAAGTTCTCGCACCGCAGAGCCACTAATAGGTGGCCACTCTACAAGTGGTGTCCCGCTTTCAATTGGCTCATTACCGATAGAAAATGCTTTATATAGCTCAGGGTATTCTTGAATATCTTGTGGTTCTATGCGACGCACAGTTTCGTCACCACCCGGCCATTGAATGGAAATAGAAGGGATCTCATCAAAAATAGGTCGTCCTTCTTTTAATGATTTTTCTTTGTTCTCGTTATAAGCATTAAAAAACTTTACGTTAGCACCAGCAAAACGTTTTTTCTGCTGTGACTGCCCGTTCATAATCGTATTCCAGTCTATCTGCGGCATAATTCTCCTAATTAAAGATTGCCTATGCCATTATGTATACACTAGAAATTAAATATTGGGATCTACGCATTTAGATGCCCCATTTGCCTTGTATCCATGTCTGCATCTTGCCTCTTGTCGTAGCGTCATGTGCGCCAGCAAAACAAGAAACATGGTATAGATCCATTGCCATGCGTCGAGTAGTCCCAAAACCTTTACCAATCAAAAGTGGTTGGGCAAGCGTATTCGTATCCAAAGTATACGAACCAGCTATCTGCCCATCTTGAACATTGTTTGTATACGACGTGGTTGGATTTGTGGCGCTGTTTCCAACTACCCAAGCTAACGTGTACTTGTTATTA